TGATTAATTGTGCATACTTCCATAAAATATCAGTAGAACTCGATATCCTTTATTTTAAGGGAACGACGTTTCTTTTTGTTATCATTCTTACCTAATACATATTCGATAAATATATTCTTAATTGCCATTTGAATAAATTCAGCTTTTTCTTCATCACTTGAAATATCCCACATCTCAAGTAACAAACTTTTATATTCTGTAATATCCTCATCACTATATTGCTTAACTTCTTTATTCTCATTCTGTTTCTTATATTCTTCAATCGCTGCATCTGTTTCTTCAATCAATTCAGCTAACTCATCTTCATTCATAAGTCCGTTAGCATATAGCTTATGGTATCTTTTCCGTTGTTGCATAACTTTATTGATATCAATCGCTACTTCTTTTTCTTCTGTATCTTCAACTACTTCATATTGCGTTAAATCTTTATGTTGTAGATACTCATAGAATACTCGTTCTACTTCTTCGGCACGTATATACACAGGTTTTAAATTAGGTGTCTCTTTGCAATTGTTACAATAATAGTGCTTGTTATAATACACTCTATCTTTCAAGTTTACCTTATGAGTATTCATCGTTAATTTATTATGACAGGTAGGGCAAACTAACTTACTTCTAAATATAGATACATGCTTTATCTTTTTAGTATTAGTCCGTTCTTCTAATCTATCTTTAACCTTCTCATACATTTCTTCGGTAATAATAGGCTCGTGATTATTCTCTAGGTAAACGCCACCCCATTCAAAGTGTCCTCTTGTGAACGGACTTCTCAATGCTCGTGTAATAGACCTATCTTCCCACTTTCTGTTATTCGGTGGTTCAATATCGGAATTGTTCAATTTACGTGCTATTGATTTAGCGCTCTTACCTTTTAATGCCTCCTCATAAGCAAATAGCACAACTTCTTTATACTTATTAGGCACAAACTTATTATCGACACGATCATAATAAAACGGTGGAGTAGTCAGCATGATACCTTTTTTAAGTGCTGCAAGTTTCCCCATTTGTGTTCGTTCTCTAATCGTTTCACGTTCCCATTCAGCCATTGCACCAACTAATGTGACGAATAATCGTCCCATTGCTGTTGATGTATCATATACTTCTGTTGCACTCCTAAAAGCTACATTATTCTGTTCAAATATCTCTAGTAAGTCCAATAAGTCACGTACATTACGAGTGAGCCTATCTAACTTATACACTAGGACTAAATCAAAACGCTTAATATTATTCATCATACGTTGTAATTCTGGTCGGTCACGTTTAGCACCAGAGAAACCAGCGTCGACAAATACATCTGATACAGTCCAATCATTTATCTCACAAAATGATTTAAGTTTTCTCTCTTGTTCTTCAATAGAATAGCCATGTTCTTTTTGCTCTAATGTGCTGACACGACAATATATTGCTACGTTCAAGTTATCACTCCTTTAAAAGAAAAGGGTGCCACAAAATGTAGTACCCTTACTCAAATATTTGGTAGTTATAAATTACTTTTCCGATTACTTCTATTTCTTCTAAGCTTTCTAAATCAAAAGTATTTGTTTTAAATTCATCTGAATAACTTACTGGATCTAAATGTAATTTTGTTTCAGTACGTCTTACACGTTTTACTGTATATTCTCCACCTAATCGTAATACTAAAATATCGTTATTATTTAATCTGTAATCTTGATTGCGTCTGTAATCGTGGATAATTATGTATGATCCGTTAGCAAGTATTTTATTCATACTATCACCATTGACTTGTAAAGCAATACATTCTTTAGGGCTACGACCATTAAAAGCGACTTCTGGCACTTCTAATTCTTTAGTATCAACTTCAACGCTTTCAAAATTACCTGCAGAAACTTGTCCGAAGTAAGGTACTTTTATATCATTTGTAAAATCTGGTAACTCAACTTCTTCCACCTCTCCTAATAGATAACTTTTAGTAACATTGAAAGTTTTAGCGATTTTTTCAATCATTCCCATACGTGGTTCATTCTTACCATTTTCCCACATTCTTATTGTTCCTTCAGATACATCTAATTTTTTAGCCATCTCAACTTTCGTCATTCTATTATTTAATCTAACTTCTTTAATCGAATTTTTAAAAGCCATTGTAAAAACCTTCCTTTATATACGATTTTCTAAGACATCTTTAGTATACTATGAAAAATCGTATTTTGGTAGTGAAAATACGAAAAATTAAAAAATAAATTCGAATTTGTGTAAAAAATATGGCGAAAACACTTGTAATCGTATTTTAAATTCGTTATACTTAGTTTAGAAATTACGAAGGAGGTATAAAAATGGAAGCAACTAAAAAAGAATTAACATTAAAAGAGTGGCGTTCAAGAAAACGTTGGAACCAAGATGATGCAGCAAGAGAAATTGGTATAGCACCCTCAACATATAACATTTGGGAAAACAACCCAGAAAAGATTAGACCACAAGATGCATTTAAAATTGCAGATGCATTTGAAATCTCAATTGATGAGATCCTTTTTTTAAAAGACAAATCGTATTTTAAATACGTTATTGTCGAAGATGAAGTAGCAGAATAATTAAATAACGATTCCAACGCTCACATTGAGCGTATAAGAGCGAGAGTGAGCGACGATATGAGCCACGCCATAATACATTAGGTCATTGCCAAGACTGTACGTTGAATGTGGGCGTTGAAAAGAAGAAGGAGGTAACGATTTGAAAAACATAGAAGTTGTAGACATCAACAAATTAAATTTCGACGCTGACATCAACCAACTTGTCCCAGAAATGACTGAAAAAGAATTTGATGATTTAGTTACGAACATCGAAATGCAAGGACAACATACACCAATACACATCAATTGGGACAACACTATTTTGGATGGAAGAAATAGAGTTAAAGCTTTAAAAAAACTAAACATCAATGAAGTTAAAGCAATCAGAGAAAATTTTGAAAAAGACGAAGCGCTTAAATTTGTTAGAGATACAGCGGTTGAACGAAGAAATTTAACGCCTAATCAAAAACTTAATATTGTACTCAGTGCTAAAGATTTAATAAATGACATTCAAGAAAGAGCTAAAGAGAAAAAGAAAAAAGTTATGAAAAACGCTAGAAAGAAAAATCCTTTAGTAAAGCAAAAATCCTATTATGGTTCAGCTGAACCACAACAGGATCATGAAACTAATATAAAAAAAGAAACTTTAGAAAATAAGAAAGAAAATACTAACAGTCAAGATAACACACCAGTTCACGAGAACAATGAAATTGCAAAATTAGCTGGCGTTAGTAAATCAACGGTGGTTAGAGCAAAAAAGTTAAACGTGAAGATCCTAAAACTTATGAAAAAGTCATCAAAGAAAATAGTGGTTGGAATAAAGCTTATAACGAACTGCCATCAGTTAAAAACAAAGAGTATCAAAAGAACCTCAAAAATAAACGTATAGAGGTGGAAAGCGAAGTGTCTAACGAAGAATTAGAATTATTAGCTCAATCTCAAACATTAATTAAAAGATTTCAAGATTTAGCATTATGCACTAAAAATTCAAGTGACATTGAAAAAGTGATAAATAAAGCCTTAAAAACAGATTTCGAAGATATTAAAGAAGCTTACTTCAAAGTAGAAAGATTATTTTCATTAATTGGATTAAAAATTGAAACAAATGGAGGAACAAAATAATGAAAAAGTTAAACGATTTTCCAAGCAGAACAGAAAAGGTAGTAATCAATCAATTGGGAGTAGATGAAACATATCAACGACCAGTATCAAAAGCTAAGGTAAATAAAATTGTTAAGAATTTCAATCCTATCGGCATGGGACCAATCCTAGTATCTGAAAGAGAAGATGGAAGTCTTTGGATATTTGATGGTCAACACAGAGTAGAAGCATTAAAAATTCTAGGCGAATTAGTTTGGGAAGTAACAATTTATTCCGGAATGACATTAAAGGATGAAGCCACTGCATTTAGATTATTACAAGAAGGTTCTAAAGCAAATGCTGCTGAACGTTATGTAAGTGAATTGGCTGCTGGTGTAAAAGAAACTATAGCAATCGAAAATCTACTAAATCAAAACGGATTTACCGTTAAAAGAGGAAGTTCAAAATACACTATCCAAGCTGCAGATACTGTTAAAGAAATTTACAGAAAATATGGGCCTAAAAATCTTAAAGACACAATTTGTTTAATTAGAGATTCATTAGGAACACAACAAAAAAATTATATAGCTGTAATTTTATTAGGTGTTTCAGAATTTATCAAACAATATCCAGAGCATGATAGAAAATGGATCGTCAGAAAGTTAAACGAAGAAGGTTTAAATTCTTTCAAATATAAAATTGATGATTATCATCGTTCTACTGGAGAAACAAAAAAAGTTGCGACTGTAAAGACGCTGGTACGAATTTACAATCACAACAAAACTAAAAGACTACAATTAGCAAATTAAATAACAAGTTAATTATACCACATGAGGTGGTGTAGAGCCACCTCTTATAAAGGAGGCGTAACCATGCTATTTACAAATATTTGTATGCTGCTAACAGTAATTTTTATGGTATTAACATTAATCATTAACATTAAAAATTAAAGCGTCGTTTCTTGCTAAAGTACCAAATGCGCTTATCAGTAACTATTTCAACAACTTTAGGTTTTTCTTTCAGATGATAAGAAAATTCGATTGTTGCATTAGGTATAAAGATTTCATTTTCAGTAAAAGGACTACAACTATACGGAGATGAAAAAGGATTAGGATATTTCTTCCAATCATCTTCCGGAGCTTGTACATGAATGTTCTCTAACTTCTTATTACTGCTATCAAGTAAATTAATTTCCTTAACAGTGATTGTTTTTGGAGAAACATTTGCAAGAACGAAACCAAATTTTATCGGTTCATTTTCATTATCTAGTTGATCAGTATAGAGGTCACTAATTTCGATGCTAGGTCGATTGCTCATATAAGCGTAAACGAAACTAGCAATAGCTACTAACAAAGCAATTACAGCAATGATATTGGAAAACAATGTTGATTGGATAAATTCCATTAAACATACCACCTTATACATTAATAACTCAATTATACACGAAAGGAATGGTCGTCATGCCACCACATATCCAAACAATGATGTTCAATCACTTTAAACACCATCTACCAGAAGCGCTTGAAAGATGTAGAAAAAAAGAAAAGGAAAGAAAGGAGCGAGAACATGAGAAACAAAAGGTTAAGCAATGAAGATAAGTCATTATCAATCGCTGGAACAATGTTCTTAACGTTGGCAACTGCATTGTTTATAACAGGAATGTTCTTCATGAAAGCTTTAGGAATTGGACTATTAGCTGCAGTTACAACCTATGTGTTCTTTGACAGTTGTTACTACGTAAAAAAAGACTGAATGCTATCGGCAAATAGCAAACAGTCGAAGACTAAAAAAACTGTATGTACTTAAAACTTACAACTAAATAAGGAGGTCGTCAAGTTGAAACACAAATTACTAAAAATTGCTAACGACTTAAATTCATTAATTGTTCACAGCAAAGAGAATGTTGAATGTCAATTCGGAACAGGTGCCTGTGAAGGTGAAGTAGTCCTATTCTTCTTTCATCGCTCAGATGAGTATGACGCAGGAGCTGAAAATATTTTGTTCGCTGAATTTTTATACATCAGAAGAACTTCATAACAAATTTGAACTTGCTAAGAAAGTAATTAAAGGGGAGTGTTTGATTAATGGCTAGTTTATTCGACTTATCAACAGATTACCAACAACTTTATGATCTCATTGCTGAACAAGAAGATGAACAAATTTTAAAAGATACGTTAGCGAGTATTAACGATGCTATCGAAGATAAAGCTGATGGATATGTAGCAGTAATTAAAACATTAGAAGGCGACAATAAAGCAATTGACGAAGAAATTAAACGCCTTCGACAACGTAAGACTTCTAACCAAAATGGTGTGAAACGATTAAAAGAAAGTTTGCAGGAAGTCATGGAACAGACTGGTAAAGAGAAATTCAAAACTGCACTTAACTCATACAGCATCGCTAACAACCCACCTAGCTTAGATATTACAGATGAAAGTTTAATTCCTAAACAATACTACATTGAGCAGCAACCTAAGTTAGATAAAAAAGAATTGCTGAAAGTTGTAAAAGACGGTTTAGAAATTAAAGGAGTAGAACTAAAACAAAGTAGAAGTTTGAGGGTGAGATAGATGGCAGAAAAAACTAAAGAGCTTAACTTATTCCAAAAGATAGCAGATGTTAAAGCTAATATTGACGGCTTTACTAAAGACGCAAAAAGTTACAACTACTCATATGTAAGTGGCTCTCAAGTATTGCACAGAATTAGAAATAAGATGATTGAAAACAATTTGTTACTTGTACCTAAAACATCAGAAGAAAATTACAAACAAATTGACGTAACAAGATTTAATAAAAAAGCTGGTCGTGAGATTACAACATCAGAATTTATCGTTGAAATGAAATTAACTTATGTATGGATCAATGCAGACAAACCAGAAGAACAATTCGAAGTCACTTTCTATGCAGTAGGTCAACAAGACGATGTATCAAAAGCACATGGTACTGCATTAACTTACGCAGAAAGATACTTCTTAATGAAATTCTTCAATATTCCAACTGATGAAGATGATGCAGATGCAAAAGAAAAGCAGGAAAAATATTCAAAACCTAATGTTCAAAAAGTTGGAGAGTTAAAACAAGATATTTTTTCTTTCATAGATTTGATGAAAGAGAGAGGTAGAGAAATAACTGAAGAACAAGTGAAAAAAGAACTAAACATTACTGACTATACAAAACTATCTAACGGTCAAATCGCTAACGCAATACAAAATTTAAAAGCATGGAGTAAATAGGAGGAAGTAAATAATGACTAATCAAACTATTATCACAGGAAATATCACAAACGACTTAGAAGTAAGACAAGCTGGTAATTCTCAGGTATTGAAATTCGGTTTAGGTGTACGTGGAAACTTCAAAAAAGATGAAACAAACTTTATCCAAGTAGAAGCATGGGGAAAACCAGCAGAAATTATTAGTAAATATTGTCAAAAAGGCTCTAAATTACTTGTTATTGGTGAATTAAAACAAAATAGATTTCAAGATAAAGAAGGACAAAACAGAGAAAAAGTTTATGTAAATTTAGATAAGTTCGAATTCTTAGACAACAAAGGTAGTAACCAACAAAACAGTCAACCTCAACAACAACAAGGACAAGCACCAGCAGGCAATAACCCGTTTACAAATGATAACAACGCAAATATAGATGATGACGATTTACCGTTCTAGGAGTGATTTAAATGGCACAACTAACTAACGTTGAAGTTTCTTATAAAGAAAAGGAATTTTTTGAACATCTTTCTAACGAAGGTGAGCCACTAGAGTTAAGAAAAAACAGATGTTCTGATTGTCCAGCTACTAATATGTATTTGGAAATTAATGAACGATTAGCAAAACAAGATGCGCCTACACAATTAAAGTGTGCTAAAAGAAATTTTTGTCATCAAACACCATGTAAATCATGCAGGGGTTTAGCCGACTATCTTAGAGTAAAAGGCGATTTAGATATAAACAATGAAACTTTAATCATTAAGGGCAGTGATTAAATGCCAATTATTAAAAATTACATTACTCAAGATGACGGTACAACTACCGTTGTCATTGAGGGTGTAGAACTAGATAACAAAACGTCACTTCTATTAGATAACGGTTTTGATGTAGAAGTCGATGTCATTCCAGTTGATCCATTCAGAATAACGAATAAGCAGCGTAAGAAGATATTCGCACTTGTCAAAGATATAGAAGTCCATACAGGTATGCCAATGGACTATATGCGCCATATGTTTATCGAATATGTAAGAACGTATTACGGATATGATGAACGCATTTCACTTAGTAACTGCACACGTACACAAGCCAGTCAGATTATCGAAGTAACAATCGACTGGGTATTCGCTAACGGAATAATACTCGCATACAAAACAAGTGATTTATTAAAAGGCGATAAGTCGTTACTTTACTGGGCGACAGTCAATCGTAATTGTGTATTATGTGGCAAAAGTGGAGCAGACCTTGCACATCACTACGCAATAGGTCGTGGTGCTAATCGTAAGAAGATGCAGCATTACGATTATGAAGTTTTAGCCTTATGTAGAGAACATCACTCCGAACAGCACAACATAGGCGTTAAGTCTTTTGATGAGAAATATATCTTACAGGATAGCTGGATCAAAGTAGATGATCGTTTAAATAAAATGTTGAAAGGAGTAAAGACAAATGAGTGAAGTATCGTGGATAAAACTTAAAGTTGGGATGTTTGATGATAGCAAAATTAAGTACATTGAGGCACTTCCTGAACGTGACACAATCATTACTGTTTGGGTAAAGTTGCTAACTCTTGCTGGTAAGTATAACGAACAAGGTTTCATCATGTTATCTGAAAATCTACCGTTTAATAATGAGATGTTAGCCAATGAATTTAATCGGCCACTTAATTCAATCAGATTAGCAATGAGAACTTTTGAAGAATTAGGAATGGTAGAAGAAGTCAAAGGTGCATATAAAGTTAAGAATTGGGAGAAACATCAAAGTCTAGACAGTAAAAGTAAGCATAATGAGAAAAATAGACTTCGCCAACAACGTTACAGAGAACGTCAAAAGCAAAATAAATTAGAAAATAACGTTACCGTAACGTTACGTAACGATACAGAAGAAGAAGAAGAAAAAGAAGAAGAATATAAGAATAAGAAGAAAGAAGATAGAAGTAACGACATCTTCGCCAAATCAATTAATTACATCACAAATAACTTAGCTAATAACTTATCACCTATTCAATTAGAACTTATTGGAGAAGATATTGATGAAATAGGAGAACATGCAGATGAAGTAGTTAAAGTAGCTGTTGATTATACAAAAAAACAGGGTAATCATGTTGGTTACTTTACTACTGTGTTGAAAAACTGGGCTAGAGAAAACGTAAAGACAAAAGAAGATGCAGAAAGAAAAGTCAAGCCTAAACAACAAGAAGATGATTTCCTAGCTAAGAAGAAAAAAGAGTTATTTGGAGGTTAGACACTATGCCGATGACCGAAGCAGAAGCATTTAACATCATTGAATTAGTTGGCAATGTCTACGATATGAAATTTAATGATGAAAAGTACAAGATTTGGTTAGATTTTCTAACAAAGAATGGTGACTATCAACAAACATTATTAAAAACAAAACAGTACATCAAAGAAAAGAAATTCAAACCTACTGTATCTGAAATATTAGGTTACAAACCAAGCACAAAAATTGTTGATACTATTCCTGTTGAAGAAACGAAAGCCTATAAATTACAACATGATCCTGAATTTAAAAAACGTCACGAAGAACGTAAAAAGAAATGGCAGCAGATGAAACAAGAATGGGGTGTTATGGATGACGAAACTTGATGTATTAAGCACCGAACACTCTATTGTTTCAAACTTAATGCGAAACCCTAACTTATTAAGCAAATTGAAACTTAAACCTGAAATGTTTACTGATATAAACGCGCAAAAGTTTGTTCAGCATGTGTTAGATAAAGGCAAGGTAGATGTGAATGAAATTTACTACAAAAGTAGAGAAGATGTAGAGTTCATTCCTACACAAGTTTTAACTAAATTATTTAACTCAAATGGTACTGACAAAACTTACTTTATGCAAGACCAGATGAACATTTTGAATGAGTATATTCTAAATCAAGCTAGAAATGAAACAAATAACTTTCAATCTTCACCATCAAAAGAAAACTTCAAGTATCTTATCGAACAATTAAAAGAACTAGATACGTTGACGATTGAAAAAGATAATCCTACTGATACATTCCTAACAAGTGTTATGGAAAACATACTCTCAGATACGCCTAAGACGTTCATAACGACGAGTTTTAAACGACTAGATGAAAAGATACATGGCTTTGAAGAAGGGCAATTAAACGTGCTTGCTGGACGTCCTAGTACAGGTAAAACAGCACTTGCACTTAATATTGTTTGGAACTTAGCAAAAGAAGGTTATCCAACAACATTCTTTAGTTTGGAAACTGGGGGTAACAACATTGTTGAACGATTAACTTCGGCAATATCTAATGTTCCACTATATAAGATTAAAAAGTCAGACGGACTAAGTGATGATGAAGTCGATAGAGTAATGGCTGCAATCAATAGCATTAAACAACACAGTCATTTCAGAATTGAAGATCATGCACAGATTACGCCACAAGATGTTAGAGAGGTAGCAATGAAAGATAGCGACAAACCTCATGTAATTTGCATCGACTACCTACAACTTATGAAATCGGACTTACCACAAAAAGATAGACGACTAGAAGTAGAAAAAATCAGTCGTGATTTAAAAATCATTGCTAAAGAAACAGGTTGCCTAATTATCGCACTATCACAATTAAGTCGTGGTGTTGAGAGTAGACAAGACAAGCGACCTATGATGTCTGACCTAAGAGAAGCTGGAGGCATTGAACAAGACGCTAACATGATATTCATGCTTTACAGAGATGATTACTACAATAGAGAACTTGCAGATGATGATACAGGTAAATCAGATATAGAACTTAATGTTGCTAAAAACAAAGACGGTGAAACAGGTGTTGTTGAATTAGAGTTCTATAAGAAAACGCAGAGGTTTTACTCATGATTATTGCAGAGTTGCAGCAAACGTTAGGTGTTATGTATCGAGAAGTATATAAAGATGAGCCACTCATTCGAGAACTTATTCTCGAAATGGGTTGGGCCATTGATAGATTGCTCAAAAAAGTGAAATTGTCATGTTTGATGAATATGAAAATGTACGTGAAGTTATTGAGCAAGAGATGAAATGGAGAGATAAAGATGGCAATTATCGAAAAGTATTACCTTTATAGACCAGACGGAACAGAAGAAATAAAAGTAGAGAAACGTAAGCCTGATGTGAATATCGTTAAAACTCTCACAGGCGCTCATTTTAGCGAAGAATATAAAGAGATGACTGATAGTGAGTTAAAACATTTCAAAGGTGTATATGAGCTTCTATATGAAGAAGAACTAGGCTTACAATCAACGATATTTGATTTCTAGGAGTGACAACGTGAGAGAAAGCGAAATTCAAAAACAGATTATTGAAACACTTAACGCAAATGGTTGCAAAGTCTGGCGTGCTAATGCTGGAACAGTTCGAGTAGGTGGCAGAACAATCAAACTTCTACCGAAAGGATTTCCTGATGTATTCGGTGTGAGATTAACTGATGGAAAATTTGTCGCAGTAGAGATTAAGAAGCCAAAAGGTAGAGTGAGCGATGAACAAGTGAAGTTCAGAGATTTCTTTGAACAACACAATGTGATACATGGCATCGCACACAGCCCAGAGGAAGCGTTAGAAATCGTAAAGGAGAAGATGAAGAATGGTAAAGATTAAACGTGAAGTAGAAATGACATTACCAGAATTAATTGAGTGGGCTTGGAAGAACAATGTTGAAGGAAAAACATTTTATAGCAATGTTGACGGCGGTTTTGTGTATTTTGACATATACCAAACAGTGTCTGTAGAGCATGAAATTGATAAAGATGAAACTTTCACAGTAGAAATTGAAGAAGAAATTACGGAAGAAACAAAAATTCCAGAAATGCTTGAGATATTTCAAGATAATGATGGAACGCAATGGTTCGGAAATTCTATTGAACAAGTAAAAGATGACTTTAGTAAAGAATTCTGGTTAAAAGACGGAGACACAATGACACTCATCTGGAAAGATGGCGAATTGGTAGGTGATGAGTAATGGCTAAACTAAAAGTTAACTTCGTAATCGAAGGTACTGCCTACATTGATGCAGATAGCGAAACGGAAAGTGAAGAAACTCGTGTAATGAACTTAGCAACAGATTATCCCGATGAGTTCGATAGTCGATTAGATATTACTGATGTAAAAGATTTCAGTTTAATTTCAGAAGGTTGGAAGTGATCGTATGTACGATAGATATAAAAATATTCCAGATGTGTATATCGGTGGTAAGAAATATCGACTATGCGACGTATATAAGTATTTTGATGTTGGAGATTCGACTGTTCGTAAAAGATACTACAAGCAAAAATTAAGAGGTTGGGAACTTGTCTATGGTAAAGGCAAGGTTCCCGTTGAAATTGAACAAGGTAAGGGGATAAGCGAATGAGAATTAGTGATTTAAAGAGAAATGATGTAATTAAAATATTTGGTCAGGAAAGACGCACATACATTCTAGCAATTGTTGATGAAACTGGTGGCACTAATAGAAAAGAAGGTATTTACTTTTGGGCAAAAGTTGAAACAGAACATGGAGTAAAACTTGCGGTAGATGATAGTTGGAATTTTGAAAAAGTAGATGAGCCTTTCACACGTAAGGTGGACATGCAGAAAGAACAAGACATGGTACATGAACCACCTCATTATCAGTTCGGTAAGTTCTCAGCACGAATGATTATCGAATTAGTAGGTAAGACGTACAAATCAGCGTCAGTATTCTATCACGTAGGTAATGCACTCAAATACTTAATGAGAGCGCCTAGAAAGAATGGTTTACAAGATTTAAAGAAAGCTAAGCAAAGTGTTGAATTTGCGATAGAGAATTGGGAGGCAGAAGAAAATGGCATATGATGTAGATTTTTGGTATATCTCACAAAACGCTTGTCAAATAACTTCAACATTTACTCCGTTTTCTGAAGATGAAGAAGAAAGTATTTATATGGACAACGAAGACTTCTTCGCGATGGTCGATCAATTTAGTGATGCCAATTTGATGTACGAAGCTTGGAGAATATTAAGAAGTCAATTAGAAGGAGAAAGTAAACAAAAAATGTTGGAACTTGAAAACCATTTAGGAATTGATGTTGATAAAGAATTAAAAAATATGTACGAAAGATCAAGGGAATGGAGAACGGAGGACTAAGCATGGCAAAGAAATTACCAGTATATATGTGGGAGCCATTATTTAATCGGCTTACCCGCATTTCAACTGAATATGCTCATAAAGTATTAGGTATTATACCATCATCACTTACAAGATATATTCAAAACAAAACGTATAATCAAAAGTTAGAGTGCTACTTCGTTAGAGAACCTTTATCTGTTAAAGAGAAACGTCAACTTATCCAGCAAATAGAAATACCTAACGAAATTTGGCGTGAAACTAAATTAGAAGGCTTATATGTAAGTGATCATGCTAGATTTAGAACTAAAACTAATTCAGGTTGGCGTTATTATTTTGTGTTTAGTCAAAAAGGTTATCCATCTATCAAATATCAAAAGAAACATTATCGGGCTAATAGGCTTGTTTATGAAGCGTTCTACGGAAACTTAGATAAAGACGATGTTATTCATGCAAAAAATGGACTGAAATACGATGTCAGAGCGAGTAATTTAGAAAAAACTTCTAGAGAAGAATTAGGTCGTCTTACTGGTCATAAAAGTAAACGCAGGGGCGTTGTTTTTATCGGAGAACATGGCGAATTGTTAGATGAATTTAAAAGCACAAGAGAAGCTGAGCAAGTGACTTTATATAACAGGAATACGATTTGTGAATGTTGTAATAATTTACGACAAAACTATCACTCAATTGGATATAGAGCGTTCATGTGGGCAGACGAATATGAGGAGTTGAACGCATGATATTATCCAACACAATTAACCAACGCTATCGCTATGCTACACAAGGCAAGACACCTACACAAATACAACATGAGTTACGTGAGTTAGGTGTCAAAGGCTTTGTGGTTAAGGTAACAGGAAGTAGAGTGACGATGAAAGTTAGTGAGTGTGACATAAAAAGGAACAGGGAGTGTATGAGATGATAAATAAATTTAGAGCGTGGGATGAAAAAGATAGAGAAATTTGTGATGTGATTTCATTAGATTGGAAGCACGAAATAATTGAAGTAAGCAATGGCTACGCAATATGGCCGAGAGATTTTTTTGAAGTAGAAATCATGCAATCAACAGGCTTGAAAGATATTCTTGGAAACGATATTTACGAGGGAGATATAGTTAAAGTTTTAGTAGAAGATGACAGCCCCAAAATTATGTCTGGCAAAATGTATATTGGCGTTGTGGCTTATAATCAAGGAGTATTCGATATTAGAACTTTTAAAGACACGTATTTAGGGATTATTCCTCAAGTATATTTATCAGATGTTAATTGTGCTTTCAGAGTGTTGGGGAATATATATGAAAATGAAGAGTTATTGGAGGATAACTAATTGGACATCAACAATCTCTACACCTACAAAGCAACATGCACCAATGTTGTTGACGGGGACACGATAGATATCTTGCTCGATTGTGGCTTTGATACCTACGCTAAACGTCGTGTACGTTTGCTAGGTGTCGATACGCCAGAGAGAGGACAAGATAAGTTTAAAGAGGCAACAGCGTTCACTAGAGAATGTGTAGAACATAAAGACATCTACGTTCAGACGTATAAGAGTGATGTGTTCGGTAGGTATCTTGCAAATGTGTGGTACGAGGACGGACAACGTAGTTTGAATGATGATTTAAGGGACGCAGGACTATTGAAAGAGAATTCTAAATGGAATGAGGGATAAACAGATGAACGCAGAAGCTAAGTTTGTATCTAGTGTGATGGACGCTAGGTTGAAGAAAGCAAAAAGAGAACGTGATGCTTATAAGAAACAACGTGATGAACTTATCAATGATATGGCAGAAGTGAAAAGGAAGGCAGAGGCGTGGGATAAGTTAAAGGAATACGTATTAGACAGAAATGAGGCCTTTAGTGATAGAAAAGATTGTGCACAAAGTCCACAACAATTTGAACACTTTGAAAACTTATTAACTGCATTTAAAGTTATAAAAACTAAAATGAACGATTTGGAGCGTGGTAGTGATGAGTGAATTAGATATAGTATCAGATTATTTTTTAGACGATACATTCGAAGTTACAAAAGAAAGTGCTAGTAACTTAGTTTCAGAATTACAAAGCCATAAATTTACTATTGAAAGTCAACAACGTAAATTGAACAAGCTGGGCTTAATCAAACGTGAACACGCTAAGTGGTTACATGGCAAAATTACAGTTGTGCAATTTGCTTATAACGTGGAAGAGATACTGAATAATTTGGAGGACGAATAAATGAATAACACATTAACAGTAGAACAATTAAAGGAACTATTACAAACACAAAAGAACTTTGACAATAGAATTCCAACACTTAATTTACAGGATAGCAAGATTGCGTATGTAGTTGAGTTCTTTGAATGGTTTAACACATTAGAAACATTTAAAAATTGGAAGAAGAAACCAGGAAAGCCATTAGATGTTCAGTTAGATGAATTAGCAGATATGTTGGCATTTGGATTAAGTATCACACACCAATTAAATTTAGATGTTACTGAAGAAACAGTAGAGAATTTAAATAATATTATGCAAGCAGCGAAAGATATTGATAAACACTTAGATGATATTGGTATCTTATCAGAGGTGTATACCAACTTAGGCAAAAATATTTTTAATAGAGATAGCACTAATTCAGATGCGCTCACATTCTTAACTTATCCATTCGCATTTTCAGTTGAATACTATTCACTTGATCAACTCATTGACGCATACAACAAGAAGATGGAGGTCAATCATGCAAGACAAGACGGAACAACAGACAAAGATAAAGGCTACGTGTAAGAAGGATATATTAGAAAAAGTAAAAGAGGTGCTGGGGAAGTGAAACAATACCTAATCAGAGAATTCACAGATAGCACAGGTCACATTCATAGACACGTAGAAGAACCTAGAGAGAATGAACGTATGACGTTGGTAGAGGCAGAGGATATGGAAGAAGCGAAAGAGAAAGCAAAGTGTATATTAAGCCAACACGATAGATTGCAACTTAGAAAGTTGTATCGTTTGCAAGATAGATTGGGATAAGGAGTGAACGGAATGAGTGATTTCAAAATAATAACTTCAGAATTAATTAGCAAAGGCATTGAGTTTGAAATAGAAGATGACACCTTGATTGTCGGTGATTGTTCAGTAATCAATTATAGCGATGTGTATTTTTTAAAATTGTCCGGAATTAATACTCAACAAGGAATGGCTGTTAAGCATCCTATAGTTATAGCAGATTTCTTATCTAGTTATTATTACTTATTAGAAGATCATAATAGTATCACTGTAAAAGATATTAATTTTAAAAGTGAGGTGCGTAGTAATGATTAAACGCGTAATAAAAATATGGTTCATCATCTCATTGTATGAACTTAGTAAATATATAACTAACGAACTTATCGTTAAGTTGCAGAGTGAAGATGATGTGGACGCGCCACAAGATTTTACACAGGATGATCATATCCATTTGAATGATGAGGTGTCTGATTAATGGAATGGCCACTATTAATTGCAATAGCTATTCTGTCTATAATGTGGGCGATATCAACGTATAAATGGGTAAGGGCAGAACGGAAAGCGAAAAGATATTATGACATCATGATAAAAACGTGGAATGAGAATACACGGATAAATAATCAATTGCGTAACAATCGAAAGACAGACTTGATAGATGATAGGACGCACATACAAAGAAAGTCAGTTGAAATGGAAGATAAAGATAATAAACGCAGCTTAGGAAAATACGTGGTTGAGTTAAAAGACGAAGTATATTTAGCAAAAAAACATATAAATTCTTATAGAGACACATATATTATAACTGATAATGTATTTGAAGCTTTATCGTATAAAAATTTAGGATCAGCTAAAGAAGATGCACGTATTTTGGGTGGGAAAGTATTACAACACAAACCTAATTTAGAGGTGGTTGAATGACTTGGTGGATAGTATTAATACCGATTGCGTACCTAGTATGGATATGTATAAAGAGTAAGGGGGAACATAAGTGATTTAGCTTATTATCTTATTGAGTAAATATGAAGGTTAAGGAGGAACTCGATTGTATTCAAAAGAAGCGATATTAAACATGATTGATAACTACCAAATGACATGCAAATACTTAATTACTGTAATACCAGATTGTGATAGTAATTCAATTGCACAGTATGGTATACAAGCGACGTTACCTAAACCAAAGGGGCAAAATGGTAGCAAAGTAGAAGATACTGTTATACGGCGTGAGAGAATGAGCAAACGACACGCTCAGATGTTAGAAGAAGTAGAATTTATTAATCAATCGCAGCAGAAGTTAGGACATGTTGACTTCATATTTTTAGATCATTTAAAGAAAGCTAAGCGTAGAGATGAGATTATTAAAGTTATGCCTAACTCACGATTGAATAGAAATAACTTCTTAGCACGTAAGGATGAATTAGCCGAGAAGATATACTTACTACAATGACAAAAATGACGCAAATGACTGATATGACAGTTGTTGCGAAAAAACATAAATTTAAAATTACAATGGTTACAGGGAACGCGGAAACGTTCCTTGACCTGCTAATAAGTGCAACATTTCACCATGCTTTTTTCTCCTTTAAAAAGTATACGACCTATCTGAGAGAACACTCAGGTAGGTTTTTTTATTATAAATTTATAGAGTTATTAACGTAAAGTAGGTGGTAGTATAAGATGACTGAATTAAATAAACGACAAAAGACATTTGCAGAAGCCTATGCTATACCGGGAACGGAATGTTATGGCAATGCTACTAAATCAGCCATTTATGCTGGTTATAAAGAAAGTAGAGCAGAAGTTACTGGAAGTGAATTAGTAAGAAATAGTAAGGTACAAGAATATATCAAGGGGGTAGAAGAGAAACTCTTTGATGAGCAAATAATGAGTGGCAAAGAAGTATTGTATCGCTTAACTAGAACAGCTAGAGCAGAGACAGCAGAGATTGAGCCTGTCGTGACTAAAAAAGGTGATTATAAACTTAACCCTTCTACCGAAAAATACAATCTTGTATATGATGAAAGCGTTGAGTTAGTTAAAAAACCACCTAAAATAAGCGACCAAAATAAAGCGCTGGAATTATTAGGTAAACATCATAAATTATGGACTGACAAAGTTGAGGCAGAAGTTATCACACCAACCTTTATAAACGATGTGCCAGCCGATGACTGATAAAACGTTAAGCATTACAAAAACAATCGGTGGTGGTTACAACAAATTCTGGCATAACAAAAACTTTTACAGAGTGGTAAAAGGCTCTAGGGGTAGTAAAAAGAGTAAGACAACTGCACTAAACTTTATATACAGATTAATGGAATATGAATGGGCTAACTTGCTTGTAGTTAGACGTTTTAGTAATACAAACAAACAATCAACATATACAGACTTAAAGTGGGCTACAAACCAATTAGGTGTGGCTCACTTATTTAAGTTTAACGATAGTTTACCAGAGATTACTTACAAACCGACTGGCCAAAAAATATTATTCAGAGGGCTTGATGATCCATTAAAGATTACATCAATCACAGTTGACAAAGGAATATTAAGTTGGTGTTGGATAGAAGAAGCATATCAAGTTGAAACCTACGATAAATTCGCAACACTTGTTGAGTCTATTCGTGGTAGTGTTGACAGTCCTAACTTTTTTAAACAAATTACAGTTACATTCAACCCATGGAGTGAACGTCATTGGCTTAAACCTACATTCTTTGATGAAGATACACGATTAAACAATACATTTTCATACACGACAACATTTCGAGTGAATGAATGGCTTGATGATGTCGATATTGCACGTTATGAGGACTTGTATCGTACAAACCCTAGACGTGCAAGAATTGTTTGTGATGGTGAATGGGGCGTAGCTGAAGGACTTGTATTTGATAACTTCGAAGTGAAAGAGTTTGACTGGTTGAAAGTATTCAAACGGACACAAGAAAAAGCTCACGGAAGCGATTTCGGATTTACTCACGATCCGACTACATTGATTAGTACCGTTGTAGACATGAAGAACAAAGAATTATGGATATACGACGAACACTATGAAAAAGGTATGCTCACTGATGAGATATATCAAATGTATGTAGATAAAGGATATAAAGATGCGCTTATTGTTGCAGATAGTGCTGAGAAACGTTTGATTGCAGAGATTAAGCGTAAAGGCATTCCTAACATTAAACCGTCAATCAAAGGGCAAGGCTCAATTATGCAGGGTGTTCAGTTTATACAAGGCTTTAAGATATATGTTCATCCCACTTGTGTAAATACGATTGAAGAATTGAACACTTACACATTCGAACAAGATAAAGAAGGGAATTGGTTAAACCAACCTATCGACAGAAACAACCATTTGCTCGATGGATTACGCTATTCCCTAGAACGTTTCCATTTGCCTCATAAACAAACAAAAACAAATGTTAGGAAGAATATTAGCACCATTAAATCAATGGGCTTATAAGGAGGGATAACGCTTGTTAAAAGTAAATGAATTCGAAAGAGATGCAGAGTACCGACAACATCGAGATAAGATATACAGACGTGACGCAGTAGAAACATATCGTTACGACGGTACATTAAGCGAGATATTAGGTGATTATGATTTTATTAGCGAATGTATTAGTCATCATCTAGAGGCGCAAGTCCCTAGATTACAAATGCTTGACGATTACTATCAAGGACTTAACTACAACATTATGCGTAATCGTAGACGTAGAGAAAGACACTTAGCAGATAATCGTGCAGCACATGACTTTGCATCATACATCGCAGACTTTATTAATGGTTATTGTTTTGGTCATGCGATACAAGTACAAACAGAAGATGAAGATGCACAAGAGAAGATTAACGGGGTACATAACCTAAATGACATTGATACACACAACCGTTCAATCGGACTTGACTTGTCTATCTTTGGACGTGCTTATGAATATATTATCCGTAACCAAGATGATGAAGTGAGATTATACAAATCTGATCCACGTAACACATTTGTGATTTACGATAATACAATTGAACAAAATAGTTTGATTGCAGTGAGATACTGGCAAACGTCAACAAAAGAATATGATGACACAGATATTTACAATGTAGACATCATTACACCTAACGCAACTAATTTCTTTTATGCTAATAAGTCTACTAACTTATCGTTGCAAGAACGTAGACCACCAGAGCCACATTCGTTTGGTAAAGTAACAATCACAGAATTTAGCAATAATGAAAAGCGTCGTGGAGACTTTGAGAAAGTTATTCCACTTATTGACTTATATGACAATGCACAATCAGATACAGCTAACTACATGAGTGATTTGAACGACGCAATGTTATTGGTAATAGGTAATATAGAACTTGATAGCAATACAGCACAGTTACAAAAAGATGCGAATGTATTCCACTTAGTACCTCCAGAGTACACAAATATGGATGAGAGAACGACAGAGGGTAATGTAGACGCTAAATATATTTACAAAGAATATGATGTAAATGGAGTCGAAGCCTATAAAGATAGAATCAGTCGTAACATTCATATGTTTACTAACACACCAGATATGACTGATGAAAACTTCGGTGGCAATCAATCAGGTGAAGCTATGAAATATAAGTTATTCGGACTAGAACAACGTACTGCAATCAAAGAAGGTTTATTCCGAAAAGGATTGCGTAGACGTTATAAGTTAATCGGTCAAATTATGAGCATCAATCGTGAGTTAGATAAAGATGCTATTCAAGATTTAACATTTACATTTACACGTAATATACCTAAGTCAATCAAAGATGAAATGGAAATGTACTTACAAGCTGGTGGACAAGTCAGTCAACAAACATTGATGTCAATTGTGTCGTTCATTGATAACCCACAACAAGAAATGGAACGTATCGAAAATGAAGAAAAAGAGAATGATCAAATTGAGTACCCTACAAACGATTTAAAAGAAGTTGATGACAAATGAGTAAAAAAACATTTGAAGAAAAAATGAAGGATATGTCCAAAAAGCAATTAAAAGAATACAGAAAAGCACGCAAACAAGGCTTAAAATACTGGCGTAATCGTGCTAAAGAGAATATGCAACAAGAACAAAAACACGACGATGAAGTATTCGATAAAGTCAAGGAAGTCACTTCTGATATGTTGAGAGAAATCGACAAAGAAATATCTAACTTCTATGTAAAATATGCTAAAGACGAAGGCATTCCACTTGCAGAAGCTAAAAAGAGGATTGATGAAACAGATATTAAAGACTTAGAAAGTCGTGTTAAAAAGTATGTTGCTAATAAAGATAAAAGTGAAAAAGCTAACAAGCTATTACGACAATTTAACACAAAATTAAAGATATCACGCGAACAAATGTTAAAACAACAAATTAGAGCAATTATGATTAATGGTACTGGCATTATAGAAGAAGAATTTTATAAATACTTCGAAAACGCAGTACAAAGAGAAATAAAACGACAATCAGGTGTTATAGGAGAGTCACTCCAATTAAAACCATCATATGTTCGAGCGATTGTAAATGCTGATTTCAAAGGTAAAAAATGGAGTGATAGGTTATGGGATAACAATGGAAAAATTCAAAAACGAGTTGAAGATGTAGTTAGTCAAGTAATGTTGCGTGGTAGACATCCTAACGAGTTCGCTTCAAAGTTAGCGAAAGATTTTAACGTTAGCATGTATGAAGCTAAAAGATTACTTCAAAGTGAAACAGCCAGAGTTCAATCAGAAGCACAAAAATTACATTATCAACAAACAATGAAACCAGATGATTATGTAGAATACATTGCTAAAATCGATAAAAAAACATCATTGTTATGTAAAGGTATGGATGGCAAATTAATTAAAGTAAAAGATTTAAAACCAGGTATTAATATGCCACCCTTACACGCTTTCTGTCGTTCTACTACCGCACCGCGCATAAAAAAAGATGAGATTGATGATTTTTTTGAAGAATTAGAAAAAGAATGGGATAATAACGTATTTGATAAAGAAGACAACAAAGATGACGGTGGTTCTTCTGGAAATACTAATAAAAAACCAGAGAAAATGCCAACTATACCCAAGAAACCTAATCAAAACGACAGTGGGAGTAATGAAGAACCTAATAAAATTCCTAATAACGATAATAACAGACCTAAAAAGCCAAAAAATACAACACAAGAAAATAACTTCAGTGAAAAGAATGGTTCATCAAAAAGAAATAAAACCCCTAATCCTAAAAATAAGCGGGCTGAAAAAGAGATTAAAGAGATTGATGAAGTGATTGAAACGATTGAAAATAACTTTGGTGAAGAATTACCTGAAGAAGAAGTAGATATAGTCATTGAAACTTTAGAGCAAATAAAGTATGTGCCTAATAAGGTTGAAACTAAAGAAAAAATCGATAAAAATCTTTCGTTTTTACCATTTAGTTTATTAGCATTACTTATCAAATTATTAGAAAAAATAGGGGTGATTTAGATGGATTATTCAAAAAGACTAGATGACGTTATGGATGAATACTTACAAGTTTTTGCAAAAGATCCAAACGATATTTTAACTGACGATATGACAGATTACGACAAGATTAAAAAATTAGAACAAGCCATACAATCAGGTGCTTCTGATGAATGAGTTTCAAACAGCACTTATTGATGTATTAAAAGGTATTCATTATGAATTAAAGCGTCTGAACGATACAAAACCTAGTAACCAAGCACAAGCGAAACCTAAGCAAGATAAAAAGAAATCGTTTGAACCAAAAAACTTTATTTGAGGTGGTACTCATGAGAAGTCGTATCGTGAAAATGGTGGTCTATCTATCTCGTTGGTAACATACGTTAGTTACTTGACCTAAGTAAGTCATTAAACTGCTCATAAACTATAACTAATTATAAGGGTTAAGTAACTTGTTTCCCTATCTAAATAATAATAGCGCACTAATCGGGCTTAATTGACTGATTGGGGCGCTTTTTTTATGCGATAAATACGAGGACTTAGCGTTTATGAGGAGGATAAAAATGAATAAACGTGATTTTTTAAAAGCTAATCTTCAATTCTTCGCAGAAGGTGGAGACGAAGCTGAACGTAATAATAATGAGCAGTCAGAAAACGATAACGCTAAAAGCGAAGAGGTAACTTATACACAAAGTGAGCTAGACGCAAAAATTAGTAAAGCTAGTGAGAAAAATAAACGAAGATTAGCAGAAGAGTACGATAAAAAACTTCAAGAAGAAATTGAACGAGTGCGACGTGAAGAACAATCTTATGCAAAGATGACGCAAAAAGAAAAAGAAGAACAAGAGTTATCTAAACGCGAAAAAGCTATTGCTGAGCGTGAGAAAGCACAAGCACTTAAAGAATTGAAGTCTGATGTAGTTGATGACTTGAAAGAACAAGAACTCCCTACATCATTTGCTGACGCACTTATCAAAATTGAGGATAACGAAGAAATCAAAGAAACTATCCAACAAATTAAAAAAGATTTTGATAGTGCAGTTGGAGAAAAAAGTCAAAGAAGCTACACGTCAAGCTACACCAACTAATCAAGGTAGTAGTTTTTCACGAAACCAAAGTAGAAAAGAAAAAGGTTTAAGTAGTATTGCTGATGAAGTAAGAATTATTCAATAAACGGAGGAATTAAATGATGAATGAAACTAACAAGTTAAAGTTAAATTTACAACATTTTGCTAACAACGATGTAACACCAGCAACTTTTAATCCAGATAATGTAATGATGCATGAACACAAAGAAGGAGAATTGTTAAACAACTTTACTAAACCAGTTTTACGTGAAGTTATGGAAACTTCTAAAATCATGCAATTAGGTAAATATCAAGAAATGGACGGAACAGAAAAAGATTTCGTTTTTTGGGCAGATAAACCAGGAGCTTACTGGGTTGGTGAAGGTCAAAAAATCGAAACATCTAAAGCTACTTGGCTTGAAGCTAAAATGAGAGCTTATAAATTAGGTGTTATTTTACCAGTTACAAAAGAATTCTTGAATTACACTTACTCAGATTTCTTTGAAGCCATGAAACCTATGATTGCAGAAGCATTTGCTCGTAAGTTTGACGAAGCTGGAATTTTAAATGTTGGAGATAATCCATTCAACAAATCTATTGAACAATCAGTTCAAACTGCTGGTAATGTGATTAACGGTGAATACAATGAAGATAATTTATTAGATTTAGAGGCATTAGTCGAAAACAATGATTACGATCCAAACGCATTTATTTCTAAACGAACAAATAGAAGAGCGTTATCTAGCATTGTTGATTCAGTTTCTAATGAAAGATTGTTCGAAAAAGGAAAAGGTAGAAATGCTATTGATACTTTAGATGGTTTACCTGTTGTGAACTTAAAATCATCAGATTATAAAGAAAATGTCATTTATACAGGTGACTTTAATCAATTATTCTATGGTATTCCACAACGTATTGAATACAAAATCGATGATAGTTCTCAATTATCAACTATTAAAGACGGTAACGGTGAGCCTATTAACTTATTCGAACGTGATATGTTAGCATTACGTGCAACAATGCATGTAGCTGTTCACATTGCAGATGATAAAGCATTTGCGAAGTTCGAAGGTACACCAGCGCCTAAACCTGAAACTGTCTAATTAATCTAAGGAGGTCTGACACATGGCTTATTCATACGAAGTAGTACGACCATTTGTAGATGCAGAGGATAACAAACCATATGAAGTGGGCGATATTTATCCTACTGACATTACAGATGAGCGTATTACTCAATTACTACATGCTGATAACAGATACAATAAACAATATATTAAGTTAGTTGTTGATAGTAAGAACACAAAAGCAGAATTAATTGAAATTGCACATAAACATGGTATTGAAGTATCTGAAAATGATACAAAAGCAGACATCTTAGACACATTGGAGGGATAGTATGGCTACATTAGAGAATGTTAAGCTATTACTCTCAATTAAAGACAATGTCCAAGATGAACTACTAAAAAGAATAATCGATAACACTGAAAAGCGTTTGATTAGCTTACTTCCTATCGGTATCGAAGAAGTTCCAGATAGATTGGAATACATCGTCGAAGAAGTAGCAGTCAAGCGCTTTAATCGTGTTGGCGCAGAAGGTATGACACAAGAAAGTGTAGATGGGCGTTCTAATACGTTTCAAGCAAACGACTTTGATGAATATATGGACGTAATAGATCAATACACGCCACGAACATCAGGCAAACGTGGGGCAGGTATTTTCTATTGAGATATAACAAGAGAGTCGTGTTTGCTAAAGAGACGAAAGGACAGTACAACCCTAAAACAAGTAGAACTGAAACATACGAAAAGCGCTATGATGAAATACCATGTAATATCAGTCCACTAAGTCCTAGTAAGACGGTTGTACAATACGGAGACATCAACAAAGACATTAATGTCATACGTTTAAACGGTCATTTTGAGCCTACTGTGACGCATGCTTATATCAATGATACTAAGTATCAGATTACGAAACGAATTGACTACGAACACGATACTGTGTTCTACGTTGAGGAGGTTAAGTAATGCCTAGTGGAGATTTAGATGATTTAATCAGAAAACTAGATAAAATGAATAAAAACGTTGATAAAGATGCTGACAAAATTTTGAAGTTGAATGCTCAAAAATTCAATGCGGATACTAAAAAAAGTGCTAGAGCAGAGATGAAAAAAGGTTATTGGACTGGTAACTTAGCCAGAATGGTTGAAGATACTAAAATTGGTAATCTTAACTACAAAATAACGTCGAACGCTCATTATTCTGGTTTTGTTGAATATGGAACACGTTACATGGAACCAGAAACATTTATGTTTCCAGTGTATAAAAAATACACTAAACAAGTCAGATCAGACCTGAGTAAATTAATTGATATATATACGAGGTCGATGTAAATGAAACAATCAGTGAATTTGCAATTGTTCAATTATCTTTATACAAGGTTTGAAGAACTTGGCGTGCTTATCATTCGCACAAGCGAAATCAATCAAGAATTACCTTATCCTTTCATCGCTATTCAATCTATTGGAGATGATATACACCGTTTAACTTTTGACACTTACAGTGGTAGTCCTACTGCAATTATCCATATATGGTGTACGGAAGATGATAAAGGTAAAAACGATGAGTTATATATTCAAGTCCAATCTATCTTACTAGATGAGATACAACTAGACGGATATACATTGACGCTTCCACGAATTAGTGTGAATGAGAGTACGGAACAAGAAACCAATCAAACGTTGTCACACACAACTATAAGTGTAGAGTACGCAAGTCATTAAGTTGGCTTGCGTTTTTTAATACAAAAATTTAGGAGGTATTCAAAATATGCCAACAAAACAAGGTACTGATGAATTAGTATTAATTCGTAAAGTCGGCGATAGAAAAGACGCTAACAAAGTAATGTTAGTTACTGAATTAGAACGTGAAACTGAAAAAGATAGAGATACTGAAGCTACATTTGATGGCTCAGTTAACTCTGGTGGTACATTAGAGTCTACTGTGACAATTAATTGCTACATGGACCAAAAAGATACATTATGTGATGAAATTGAGGATGCTACAGAAGACGATACACCATACGAGTTATGGGTAATCAACAAGCGTGTTCAAAATAGCGAAGGTAAGTACAAAGCTGAATATAGACAAGGTTACTGGAATAGTATCACTCGTACTAATGAAGCAGACGGTATCGCTGAATTTGAAACAGAGTTCGGAGTTTATCTTAAAAAACAACGTGGATTTGCTACATTACCGCAAGCAATCGAAGAAAACAAAGCTGCTTATGGCTTCCACGATACTGTTGCATCTGATCCAGCAGATGATGGTTTGGCTGATAGCATTCCACAACCAACAGAAGTTGAAACGGTATAAACATGAGGGGCAATATCCCCTCTTTTTATTTGCGCAAATAAAAAAATAAGTGAGGTATTTAAATTATGAATATTAAATTTAAAGATAAAGAATTAGAATTATCATTCGGATTAGGTTTCTTAAACAAAATTGATAAAGAGTTAGGTTTAGAAGTAGAACAAATGACTATCGGTCAAGGTTTAAATATGTTAGTCCCTAACCTGTCGAATGGGAATGTTGTTGCTTTAGCTAAAGTTATTAAGTCAGCAACTGCACATCACAAAAAGAAACCGCAAACTGATGAAGAACTAGAAACTGTCTTAGAAGATATTGCAGAAAATGAAGGCATTGATACTTTCTGTGAGCAAATCATTGAGGAATTGGGAAAGAGACCTTTAACCCAAAACCTAGTGCCAGACGAATACAAACAAGACAAGAAAAGCAAGAAGTAAATGATGATGTATTGACGTTTGATAGGTTAGTTGTTATTTGCATGAGCAAGTTGAAAATGTATGACTTGAATACAATTAAAATGATGACTCTAACCGAATTTAACTATCGTATGTGGGCTTATGAATACGAACAACTCGATAAAGATATGGAAATGTATAAACTTGCCTTTGCTATACGTGACGCTCAAGCTGAACAAAAGAAACGTGGTGGCAGAAAAGGTGAAGTTGAGTACGTATTCAAAAGTGCGAATGACATCATAGATTATGAAGAAAACATTAAACGTCTTAATAGAGGAGAGCCACTCAAATTTGGTTCGGACTCTAAAAAAGAGGTTAATGCACCGTCTGACTTACTTAAATTAATCGCTCAACATAATAATCAAAAATAAGGGGGTGGGAATATGGACGAATATAAAATCAGCACCAGTATTACAGCAGATGCTAGTAAATTTAAGCGAGCAGTAGAAGCAGCAAAAAAAGTAGCTGAAAAATTCAAAAAAACTCAAAAAGATATTGAAGATACTAAACTTAAAGCCGAAATTAACGAGTTGAAAGCTAAATTACAAGAAGCTGAAAGAATGCTTAAAAATTTTGAGGATAACGATCGCTCTGTTGAATTAGAAGCAAATGTACAACGATTACAAGCTAAATTACGAGAAGCAAACGTTAAGTTGAAAGAATTTGAAAACAATGATAGAACAATTGAATTGACTGCTGATATTAACCGTTTGAAAGAAGAATTAGCAATCGCTAAATCTAAGTTAAAAGAGTTTGATAATAAAGAATATGATGTAAAACTTACCGCTGAGATTAGTAAAGCGATGACCGAAATAAATGCGCTTAAATCACAGTTAGAAGAATTAAAAAGGGAAAACGCAAATTTAAAAATTGAAGTTGATAATTCTCAAGCTAAAAGAACATTATTTTATACAAAAGAACAAATGAAAGCCTTTAGTAAAATGAAGGAAACAGCAAAACTTAATGCAGACGCTAGTGCTGCAAGACGAGCAATAGAATATGCTAAAAAATTGTTAAATAGTTTTAAAAGACAAAGGGCTAAAGCTAACTTAGATGTTGATAGTGCAGGAGCTATTGCACAGATAAAAGCGTTTAAAGCTATGCTACGTTCTATTCCTAACCGACATCGTACTCGGCTTGATGTAGATGGAAATTCAGCAATAGCTTTCTTTAAACAATTACACAAAGGTTTAGAAGATTACAGTAATTCATTAGATAGCTTAGCAAACGATATTAGATCATTCGGAACTGTTTTCAGTAATATGATTAAAGGCTCGTTACTCGCTAACATTTCGCTACTTGTTCCAGCAATAGCAAGTGTGGTTCCTGCATTAATGGCAGTATTGAACGCATTAGGCGTAGTTGCTGGTGGAGCATTAGGAGTAGCTGGTGCATTTGGTGTAGCTGGAGCTGGTGCAGTAGCATTTGGTGCTATGGGCATCAGTGCTTTAAAAATGTTATCTGACGGTACACTAGAAGCAACTAGAGAAACTGAACGTTACGAGGCTTCATTAGAAAGTTTAAAAGGTGCATGGGCAGACCTTATTAAACAAAATCAAGCTCAAATCTTTAATACATTAGCAAATGCGATTGATACTGCTAAAGTTGCTTTAGCTGGACTTACACCATTTATCAATGGCGTATCTAAAGGAATGGAACAAGCTAGTGCTAAAATGCTTGATTGGGCTAAAAACTCACAAGTAGCACAAAAGTTCTTTGAGATGATGGGTACAACTGGCGTAAGAATATTTAACGATATGTTAGATGCTGCCGGCTCATTTGGTAGTGGCTTGATTAGTGTGCTTACACAAATAGCTCCATTAGCTGAGTGGGTATCGCAAGGCTTTAAGAAAATGGGGCAAGCATTTAATGAGTGGGCGCAGTCAGTTGAAGGACAAAACGCAATTAAGTCATTCATCGAATATACCAAACAGAATTTGCCTTTAATAGGTCAGATATTCGGCTCAACATTTAAAGGTATCTTCAACTTGATGAAAGCATTTGCTCCTAACACTCACTTAGTATTGCAAGGTTTAGCAGATATGGCTAAGCAATTCGAACAATGGAGTGCGACAATTGCCGAAAGTGATGGATTTAAGAAATTTATAGAATACGTTCAAGAGAACGGACCTAAACTTATCCAATTATTAGGTAACATCATCAACATTCTTATTAATGTCGGTGTAGCTATGGCTCCGTTAGCATCAGTAGTTTTAGATGTGGCGTTAGCTATTACTGAATTTATAGGCAAGCTAACAGAAGCTAATCCTATTATTGGAATGATCATAGGAATTATAGCAACATTAGCTGGAATATTAATGGCATTAGCGCCAGCGTTCATATTTGTAAATCAAGTAATTATCCCTCTTATTTCAACATTTGGTGGTTTAAGTGGAATAGTTAGTATCGTTATGGGCGTTATAGAAGGTTTAGGTGGCGTACTTGCAGCGTTATCTGGTCCAGTAGGCATAGTAATTGCGATAGTCGGTGCTTTAATTGGCGTACTTGTATGGTTATGGAACACGAATGAAAGTGTGAGAGAAGCACTCACAAATGCGTGGGACGTAATTTCTAGCACGATTGGTGGAGCGATTCAGTCAGTAATAGATTGGTTTACGCAGTTATATGACAATATCATGCAAACCATTCAACCATTAATGCCGATTTTTCAACAATTTGGAGATATGATCAATCAAATTCTAGGCGTTGTAGTTGTACAAGCGATTAATTTTCTTGTGGAAGCCTTTAAAAGTTTGTGGCTTGCGGTATCAGTAATTTTCACTGCAATTGGTGCGATTGTATCATCTGTAATTCAATTAATAGTTGGCTTATTCACAGCTTTCATTCAGTTGATTACTGGCGATTTTACTGGTGCGCTACAGACTTTACAAACTACTTTTTGGAATGTGCTAAATACTATTTGGACTGCGGTACAGTCGATTTTCACACAAATTTCTCAATTTATATTTGCAAGTCTAAATTCTATACTCGGCACAAGTATTTCAAGTTGGTCTCAGATTTTTTCATCTACTTACCAATTTTTAAGCCAAATTTTTTCAAGTGTGGCTCAATGGTTTGGTCAAGTAGCTCAAACAATAGCTTCAAAAATGGCTCAAGCGCTTGGATATATCATTTCAAATGGTAGCCAATGGGTATCTTCCATTGCCAGCACGCTTGCTAGTTTTGTTTCATCTGTCATTAGTGGTTTTGTCAGAGTGGTATCGAGTGTCGCACAATATATGGCTCAAGGGCTAAGCAGAGTGATTTCTGGTGGCTCACAATGGGTATCAGCTATCATTAGCGCTATGGCTAGATTTCTTTCAAGTGTGATTAGTGGTTTTGTTAATGCTGTTTCACAAGTCCAATCCGGAATGCAACGTGCTTATAGCACGATTATTGGTTTTGTCGGCCAATTTGCTAGTGCCGGAATGGATTTAATGCGTGGTTTGGTTCAAGGCATCATGAATGGAATGTCATGGGTAGTCAATGCAGCACGAAACGTAGCCAAAAGCGCAGTCAATGCAGCTAAAAGTGCATTAGGTATTCATTCACCTTCAAGAGTGTTTAAAGAAATTGGTGGATATACAATGCAAGGTTTCGGAATCGGTATTGATAAAGAAGGTCGTAGCGTTGTATCTGGTATGGGTAGCATGGCTAATAGTATTACAGAAGCATTTAACAGCAATTTAGCAGTACCAGACATTACTTCTAATATGAAGAAAGTTAATGCTAATATGAATGCTCAAGTACAACATACACATACTGTTCAAACAAACCCTTCACAACGTGTTGTTCGTATTGAAATGGACGTGAACAACGAAGCATTAGCAACGATTGTGAATGGTCAAACTGCAAATGATGATACGGTATTTTCATTCTAAGGAGGTCGTTCAATGGATATAGAAATTAAGAAAAAAGACGGACAGCGTTATACTTTGAACGACTTCGGTTTCAAAGTGACGAATGTGACCGTTGAAAGTATTGAAAAAGAAACGGATTACGAGAAAAAAGAAAATACAAGTGGTCGTATTCTTTTAAGTAGTCAGTATCGCAAACGAACTATTACAGTTGATTGCTATGTAGTTTCTACTAAACTAAACGATAACTCACGTTTACGAGATGAGTTTTACTCGCTAACTAATAGTAACGAACCTATTCATATTAGAGAATTAAGACGGACAGTTCCACTTAATTATCGCTTTGTACAACCTACTGAAGATGACTATCAAGAGATAGACGAATATAACGTTCTTGTATTTAATCACGAGCCATTTAACGATAATCACTATGTTAATGGTAGACAATATCAAGTTATGTGTTCAGATGTTGTTGTACCCGAAGAAAATGGTCGTAAGATTAACTTCTCAATTAAATTTGAAACAGTAGAACTTCCATTTGCTGAAAGTATCGGAACGTCATTGGAATTAGAGAAACGACCTGACAGAGAATTGTGGTCGAATGATATGTTAATTCCTTTTGATGAAGAAGATGCACGTCGTAAATATACATTTACTAATATATATAACAATTCAGTGTACTATCACGGGAATGTGCCTAATGATCAATTCAATTTATTCAAAAAAGTAACAGTCGTATTAGGAAAAGATGTTAAAGCAACAGAGATATTCCAATTTACGCTAGGTAATAGTGATGTTATGACAATTGAAGGTGCTAACCTAAAAAAAGGCGATAAGATTGTCTATGATGGTGTACAGACGTTTAGAAATGGTATTCCTATTAATGACTTAGCATCAAACGCACAACCAAAGTTTTACCCCGGCTGGAATAATTTCGAATTCAATCAACAAGTTAAATCAGTGACATTTGACTTGAAATTTTATTATTTGTGAGGTGTAGACATGCCAATATTAGTTACACCAATACGTGGACGTAGTATTCCATTATACGTGTCTACTACCGAAACATCTAAACTTGGTTCTGATATAGTCTTACAATTTGAAATTGTTGAAGATGAGTTTAATTATCAAATTGTCAGAGGTTTACAAAAAAGATGGACGATTTCAAGAGTACAAGGTTCGAAAGATAAAAGAGAATACGTAGTATTTATTATCGACAGACAGACACATGGTAAGAAACAACGTGTGTCTGTTTCTTGTCGTTATAAACCATTAGATATCATTAAACACACTCGTATTTACGACACAATAGATGGTAGTTTTACTGCTAATAATTTTCTTAAACGGATTTTTGATGGTACTGGATTGAAGTACAAAATAGATGGCTCTCTTGGTTCATCTCAATTTGAAAATGCTGGTGAAGGTGAAAGTTTAGAAGATTTGATCAAGAAGTTTTGTAGTCACTTCGATGTAGAGTTCGATATTGAATTTAATAACAAAAAAGGGACATATACATTTGTATTTACACCATTCTTAAATAAAAATGCTAGTTATCATATAGATGATGAAATCAACGCCAATAATATGAAAGTTGAAGAAGATAGTAGTGAATTATACACATACGCTGTTGGTTACGGTGATTATGATGAAGAAGAAGGTAGTACAGCAGCTGGCTTTGTTATGAAATTTGAGCATCCTAGCATCAAAGACTATGGTCGTTATGATGCACCACCGATTAAAGATGGTCGTATCAAAGATGAAGAAGTAATGCATCAAAAACTTCAATCATTAATCGAAAGTTCAGTTAAAACATCAATCAGTTTAGACTTCATCGCTTTGAACGAACATTATCCCAACGCTGTTCCTAAAGTAGCTGATATCGTTAAGATTAATCATTCTATCTTAGGTATTAATGAGTTCGTTCGTATTGTTGATGTAAAAACGGTAAGAGATAAAGATAATATTATCGTTAAACAAGATGTTACTTTAGGTGATTTCAAACGTGTAGATAGATATAAAAAACGTGTAAGTGAAGCTGCTGCAGCAGTAGGTAAATTAGGTGGTCAAAATAGCTTTGTCCACACATACAAAGTAACGACTGCAAAAACAAATGCAGCTATAAAAACCACACAACGCCAACAAGAAGATAGTGCTACTAAAGATATAAAAGCAACTAAAGAAGATGGCACAGTCGTTGATTTAAGTAGTGCTGATATTGTCATTGATGCCAATGGCAACTTGAAACTAAAGTAGGAGGTTTGAAATGAGAAAAACGATATATACCGACTTAGATGCAATATTTGGCGCTCGTTTTGTTAGAGAAAATGAGTTAAATTTTATTGCTACAAGAGATATGTTAACGAATATCGAAAAGTTATTAGATAAGCATAGTCGAAATGAAACAAAAGCACATACTGCCGAACAAATTAAGTACACACTTCCTACTGGTCCTAGTACCACAGTTGATAAAGAACTTCGTTATCAAAATGAACGTGTTAGAAACTTAGTATTAGGTAATTTAGGAAACGGCCAACAAGAAGTGCGTGACAGTCGTGTTTCTATGGATGGTCAAAGCCACTCATTATTATCTGAACGTTTAAAACATGATTTTTCATACATTGAAGAAGAAACAGATAAGTTGATGAATGTTACTGATGATCCTGCATATTTATTTAATCCACCTTACATGAAAAGTGCTGAACGTGGTGTAAATGAAACGCCATTAAGTAATGATCCAACTGAAAACTTAAAAGCATTCTATGACGTGTTTGTCGATAATAAATATTGTTTCAAAAAGTACATTGGTAAAGACCAATCAAACAAATACAACGTATATAGTTATACATTTGAGCCGGAACATTACAGTAAAACAGTATTAGTCACTTGTTGTATTCATGGTAATGAGTATAGTGCGTTTTACGCTATGAGTCGTTTCATGAACTTAGTTGTGAACGAGTGGGAAAAATACCCACAACTCGCTTATTTACGTAAAAACGTGCGTATTGTCATGGTTCCTATCGTAAATCCATGGGGCTTTGCTAATCAAGAACGTGAAAATGTAAATAATGTCGATTTAAATCGTAACTTTGATTACTACTGGGAAAATGGTAGCGGTAAAAGTCCGAGTGGTAAGAACTATAAAGGCTCTAAAGTATTTAGTGAACGTGAAAGTAGAAATATGAAAACACTCGTTGAAAGTTTAGACGAAATTACAGCACATATGGACTGCCACAACATTGTATCTCAAGTTAGTGACTATTGTTTATTCTATCCACGTTTTGCTAATCAACCTAATAACGAAATGACACAACTTTTAATGGAATTATCGAATTACGGTGATTATGTTACTTGGGGTTCAAGTACATTAGCGTCATTCTCAAATTGGGTTGGTATCACGAAAGGTATTACATCATTCTTACCTGAAGTATATGAAGGTCGTGCTGGTAAACCTAGAGGCGCAGAAGAAATGTGGCGTAGCGTATATTACTTAGGAAATATTCTTTTAAGATTGTCGAGCCTATATAATGGTCAAAACGGAAGAACAGCAAACGAACCTATTGTTAAATCATTTGTATATAGCAGTCGTTATAATAATTCTGGCGTTAAACCATTCTCACTTATCGCCAAAGATGGATATCAACGTATGTTGATGACACAACAACGGTTTAAAGTCACTGCCAATGGTTTTGTTGAATTAAATGGATCAATCACAGTTCAATTATCTAAAGATACAGTATTCGGGGTTAATCCGGGAATTGCACAAAACTACAATCCATTTAGTGGTAATGGCAAAACAAGAAGACGTCAATTATTTAAAATTGAACATAAATTACCGGCTGGCATTCATACTATTCCGTTACATGCAGTGGCACCTGTTCAATTTTCTACAACAACACCTGACAATGTTAAACGTACAAACGAAGTTATGGCAGTGGTAGACGTAATGAGAAAAGAAGGATATGCAAAAGTATTGAATATGGTACTTAATGTTAAATTCACACCTAGTCATTCTCATAATGCTGTTCAAATGTTTACTTCAACAGGATATGGCAACCAAAAGAGCAAACATTCAAACAAATCTATCCAAATAAACCAGCACCATTTGATGTTCGTAATAAGATTATCACTAAAAATAAGGAGGTTTTTAAATGGATGGTTTAAAAAGAAGCGAAAATCACAGTTGTTGATGAGCCACGTTTGAAGCCTATTACTGACGAGAATATCGCTTTTTATAACATGGATATCAATACAGCAGTTTTAACGTTTCAAGTAAGAAACAAGATTATCCATTAGAAATCAGTAAAGTAAATACTGATATTTATGCTTACTTTGTATCTGATAATGGATCGTCAACTGGACGTGTTCAAGTTGATTATGTTAATCCAATGCAAGGTATCATTCAACTTACTTTAGATAACGACTTTTTAAAAGCTGCAACAGACACTTATGTCACAGGTCAAATCTACATCAAAGCTGTTGGTCGTAAAGACACGGTTGTATTAAATGAATTCCGTTTCTATGTCAAAGATGCATTGATTAATCAAATTGATGCCGATATCAAAATTAGTTATATTCGTGAAATTGACGATTTAATTGATAACTTCAAAGAAAAAATCGAAAGTGTTTCACAAAATTTTAGCGATATCGAAACAGCGCAAGCTGATTTTACTGCGTTTGTAAATGCACAGAAAAATACTTTCATTAAACAAGTTAATGATATGAAGAATGAGATGAATGCATTTGCAAACAATACGCAAAAAGACCTTATAGACCGACTAAACTCAATTGACGACAAAATGTTGCAAACGCTTAGCGAATTGGAAAATGGTACAGAAAATTTTGTTACTGAAGATGAGTTAAATACGTTACTTGCAAATTATCCAACTAACGAACAACTCACTACACAACTAAATGGTAAAGCAAATGTAGGGGATGTTACCGGAAATCAATCAGTTGAATTGCCTGATTTTGACGTAATAATTAAAGAAAAGGTCGACGAAGCACTTGCTAATGCACAATTACAACGTTTCACATTTACTGATGACAACGGATATATTCCTAGAATTGATAACCCTGACCTCTATACTATGAGTGGTATTGACGCGTCAGGTTTTTATTATGCTTACAACCCAGTTAATTCACCTGATCCAAACAACCAAAGTGGTTATTTACTTGTTATGGCAAGAAGTAGTAGTTATAAGAAAGTGTTATTCTTCCCATTCAATCGTCATGTATTTTATTCACGCAATAAGATGGGCAATACAGCAGGTTGGGGAATTTGGTACGATGCAACAAATAATATAAACGTAGGTGAAATGATTGCAGATGTTACTGAAACTTAATAGAAAGAAGGTGCTAAATAGTTGGAAGATGTAAAAGTTAAAATTATTCAGTCCGAAGAATTTAAAACCTTCTTTTATGCCGGAGATTTAAAAATGCTTTATGTATTGATTTTGTTAATGGTCTTAGACATATTAACAGGAACAGCTAAAGCTATTAAAGATAGAAGATTATGGTCAAGAAAAGGACTGTTTGGTTATGGAAGAAAGATACTTATTTTCGTCATAATTGTTGTATCTAACGTAATAGATCAGATACTAGCTTTAAACGGTGGACTAATTATGGTTACAATCTTATTTTATATCGCAAATGAGGCTTTATCTGTAGTTGAGAATTGTGCTGCTATGGGCGTACTAGTACCTAAACAATTAGCTGAAAGATTAGCAGTTATAAAAAATGAAGGAAGTCAACCACCTTCAATTACCACTGAAATCAAAGAAGAAATGACAACGAAATATAATAAAGAACTCGAGGATAATGAAACATCAGAAATAAATATCAAGATGAGAAAATAGTCGGCGTTTACACGTCGGCTTTTTATTATGCAAAAAGGAAGGTGGATAAATGGCAATTTTACCTTCATCAGGCAAACCAACAGCCAAACAGGTAGTAGCATGGGCTAAATGGTTAGCTGATAACAAATTAGGCGTTGATGTCGATGGTAGATTAGGTTACCAGTGTTAAATCTAGCACCCTTAACGAGTAATCGTTATTGCAAACTCCTCTAATTCATGGAAAGCCTAAACAAGTAGAGTTGTAGGTAATCATGAGCGAAGTCCGAAAGGAAACGTGCAACGACTAGCTGGAAAGCGTACACTCAAGCGAGTGGAAACGGGGAGCAACCTAATAGGTTGATGATATAGTCTGAACATTCATAGAAATATGAAGAAGGTAACAAGTAGCGAATGTTATCGTAACAAATTTGTGGGACGTACCTAACTATATATTTGATAGATATTGGGGATTTAGAACATATGGAAATGCTGATGCAATGGCACGACGTGACCAATATCCAAATAGCACATGGAAGATATATGCGAATACACCTAGTTTTGTGCCGAAACCGGGTGACGTTGTGTGTTGGACGTATGGCGCATACGGGCATACAGCGATTGTAGTTGGTCCTAGTGATACTAACACATTTACTTCCGTTAATTATTAAGCGGCTTTATTCAGAAATGAATATCGAATAACCTCTCTAATTCATGGGAACTCCTAACGTAAAGACGAGGACAATCATGAGCGAAGCCTAGCAATAGGAACGTGCAACGACTATCGAAAATACACTAGACACTCAATTAATTGGGTGTCTTTTTTAGTGGAAATGAGTAGAGTACATTCAAGTGAATGGAAATGGGAGGCAACCTATTAGGTTGATGATATAGTCTAGTCGTCTATGGAAACATAGAGCAGTTCATAAGAGAACGGGCAATGATTAACGACCATTGTCGAATGAAAACGAGATCAGAACTGGTATGGGGCTAACCACTGGTACGGTAGTAAAGCTGCATATGTTAAACATAGTTACAGTGGTATGGGTGGTAATCTTTATTTCATCAGACCACCTTATAAAGAAGAACCTAAAACTGAAACGCCACCTAAAGATACAACACCTAGTAAAGATAAAGGCGATACTTCTTCAGACAAACCAACCTCAGAAACTAAAAAAGAGCCACTTAAAGAACAAAAAGTTATTACGGTAACAGCTGAAGATGATGAGAAAGTAGACTATCCTAAATTTATCCCACATAGAATTGCTAATGGCGAGGTAAGAAGTCACAAACCTAAAGGCTTAGCAGTCAAAAATGCTGGAACAATGTGTTCTGTACAACAGATGTATTATGACAGAAACAAATATATTTCTAATTCTGAATATCCACATTTCTACATTGACCGTCACCATATTTGGCAACCACGATATACAGATGTCAAAGTACCTAGCGAACCTGACTATATCGTAATTGAAGTATGTGGAGATTATAGCGACACCAAAACAGATTTCTTACTTAATGAACTACATGCAATCATATTTGGTGTAGGGGAACTAAAAGGATATAACATTCCGCTAAAACGTTCATCTTTAAAAGTATCTGACGACTTATGGCGTACCGTTATGGAACATGGTAACTTTGATCCTTTAATTGACGGAAAACCTTCTTCAAAGGTACTTGATAAAGTCCAAGCGTCACTACTTGAGTTATACCAAAATAGAAACAAAGTACTTAAAGAAGTAAAAAGTGGTAAAACGACTAAAATTGATATCAAAGTTGATAAGAAAGAAAAGTCATCAAATTCTACTTCTTCAAGTAGTACAGCTAAACCATCAACTTCTAAGTCTACATCAACAACAACTAAAGTTTCTAGTAAACCTAAAGTTATTGTCGTTTATAGTAATTACACATTTAATCAAGCAGTTAATATTCAAATGACAAAATGGCCACAAATCAACTATGGTTCTGGTTGGTACAATGCTAGTCGTTCTGACACATTAAAAGCAATGAACAGTTTAGAAATTTGGAACAGTTCAAGTCAGAAGTATCAAATGCTTAATTTAGGTAAGTATCAAGGTATTTCCGTATCGAAATTGAATTCTATTCTTAAAGGTAAAGGTACTTTATCCGGTCAAGGACAAGCTGTATCTGAAGGTTGTAAAAAATATAATGTAAATGAAATTTACTTAATCTCTCATGCATTCTTAGAAAGTGGTTATGGCCGTTCTAACTTTGCTAGTGGTCGTTACGGCGCTTATAACTACTTTGGTATTGGCGCTTATGACAATAACCCTAACTACGCTATGACTTTTGCTAAAAACGAAGGTTGGACTACTCCTGCTAAAGCTATTATTGGTGGCGCGAAATTCGTTAGACAAGGTTATATCGATAAAGGCCAACAAACATTATACAGAATGCGCTGGAACCCACAAAGTCCCGGCAATCATCAATATGCTACTGATGTACGTTGGGCGCAACATCAAGCAAATACAATTAAAAGTTTATATGATGAAATCGGTCTAAAAGGTGAACACTTTATACGTGACCGATACAAACAAACATAGGACTACATGCTGACAGCGTGTGGTCCTAAATTTATGTAAAAGAGGTGCTTAAATGGAAACGTTCAAGCAAGGTGAAGTAACTGCTCGCATAGATGAGCGAGGTATTGACTTAGGTAACATCAATGTCAATCTCTACACAATGGATAACTCTACTGCTGCGTTAGATATTCATATTAAAAAACGTAATATCTTTAGCGAAGAAAAAGAATTTATTCCAGTAAATCTAAATCAAACAAGTTTTAAACCTGTATTACATCTAATTACTGAAGATAACTCTATTTTTACTAATGAAGAATTAGAAGTAGTGAAAGCAGAAGAAGGTCATGTGCGTTACAACGTATCTGACTATGTAACAAAGCACGTAGGACGTGTACAAGCAAAATTATTCTTAATTGATGAAGATAGTTCTACTGATGATAGTTCGCATGTGGCAGATTTCTATTTCAAAGTAAACGATAGTGGTATCACGAAAGCAATCGGTAAAGAAGTTCACGTCGATATGCTAGATGATATCGTTGAAAGAATTCTATTAAAAGACATTGAGCGTTTCAGAGGGCCAAAAGGCGATAAAGGTGACATTGGTCCACAAGGCCCGAAAGGTGATAGAGGTGCTGATGGAGTAGATGGTGAGATTGGTCCAGCAGGTCCAGCAGGTCCTATGGGTCCTAAAGGTGATACTGGAGAAAAAGGTTTACAAGGTGAACAAGGGCCACCGGGTAAAGATGGAACAACTCTTTCTTATATAGACACAGACTGGCTCCCTCTTCCATTAATCAATGGAGTAATGCAAGCTGGAAGTGCAAATCAACCAAAATATAGATTAGTTTCTATAAACGATACTAATCTACTATTTTTTAAAGGTGCAGTAACGAATATTACTGCAAAAACAATGACAGTTGCAAAAATACCGAAAAACATTTTACAAAAAATGGATAGTTATTCAGAGTACACAAAGGCTAGTATAAATTCCTATATGAATACAATGACTATGTATAACATAACTATAACAACGGATGAAGGTTTAAAAATAAGGTTAGAACCTAATAGTGAATCAGACCCTAATAGAGTTTATTATATCGAAGGAACAATATCATTATAGGAGAGTGTAGAATATGGAAATAAAACAAATTTATTTTTATGATGGAACTCCGTTTTTAGTCATGGAGAATAAAGATGGAGAATTAGAATACCCAGAAGAACAATGGACTGACATTGCTCCACCAGAAGGGATATGTTCTCCGTTTCATTTTGATGGCAAAAAATGGATAGGAACATCATATGAAGAGTGGTTGGAGCAACAACCTAAATTTGAAGTAGAAGAAACACCGGATGATAAAGATGTTTTAATAGCAGATTTAACATTACAATTAATGGAGACACAAAATACAGTAGTAAATTTACAGAATGATATGGCGAATTTAACATTACAAGTTTTGGAGAGTGATATTAATGCGTAACATAGGTATTAGATATTATAAAATGGGCTTATATAACGAAGAACAGTTTGCTTTATTTGTAAAACGTGGTTTTGTTACAGAAGAAGAATTTAAGGAATTAACTGGACAAGAGTATCAAGACATAATTAAAGAATAACTATCTAAGTCGGCACTTATGTGTCGGCTTTTTTAATTTGAACAAGGAGTGAATGACCGTGTCAGACTTATATAGTTCAATGATTGAATTACAAGGTAAAGAAAATGATTGGTCAATCGAGATGAATACAAACAAAAGCAATGTTCTTAGTTTCGCTCCACATGGCGGAGGTATTGAAGCTGGTTCGTCAGAACTAGCATTACTTATTTCTCAAAAGTTAGATTGTAACTACTTTACATTTAAAGGAAAGCTACCTACTAATAACAGTAAACTACATGTAACTTCTACTCGATATGATAATCCAGAATTACTTAATTTGATGAGAGAGGTTGATTATTCGATTTCTATTCATGGTTACGCTGATAACGAATATGCTCGAACATTGATTGGTGGTAGCAACGAAGAACTAAAAGCACTTATTAAACGTAACCTAATTAATCGTGGTTTTGATGTACAAGACGCACCAATTAAATTAGGTGGTACTAAACCTAACAACATCACGAATAAGACTAAAACAGGTTTAGGTGTTCAACTTGAGTTATCAACCAAACAACGTAAATCATTCTTTAGTAATAATGATTTTAGTAAAAAAGTAAGAGAAGACAGATATCGTTGGCGTGCTGTTATGTATGAATACGCACAAGCGATTGAATATGCAGTAAAAGAATATTTAGCCTAGGACAGCACTTTTAAGTGTTGTCTTTTTTTAATACAAAAATAGGAGTGAATTAAATGGAAGTAAAAGTAATAGCAAGATATATTGTATTAATTATGGCAATCGTCAATCAATTTTTAGCAAATAGAGGACTTAGTCCTATTCCAGTAGATGAAGAAACAATTAGTACGATTGTATTAGCTGGTATTGGCTTGTACACAGCATGGAAAGACAACCCAACAAGTAAAGAGGGTCAATGGGCGAATAAAAAACTTAAAAAATATAAAGCCGAGAAAAAATATCGTCAAGCAACAGGACAAGCACCAACTAAAGAATATATCGAGCCATCAGATTTAGATGAGTTAGGGTAGGTGTTAGCATATGTTAATGACAAGAAAACAAGCTGAGAAATGGTTAGATAACTCAGAAGGTAGACAATACAATGCAGATGGATATTATGGTTTCCAATGTTACGATTACTCGAAAATGTATTTCTATGTTGTTACTGGCGAATGGATAGGTGGACTTAAAGCATCTAACATTCCTTTTGACAATAAAGCGAAGATTGAAAAATACGCTACGATTATTAAAAACTACGATAGTTTCTTACCTCAAAAAGGTGATATCGTTTGTTTCCCAAATAAATATGGTGGTGGATATGGTCATACTGCAGTTGTAACTAAAGCCACACTTACACAGTTTGAGGTACTCGAGCAAAATTGGTTTGGGAATGGTTGGACAGATGGTGTCGTTAAACCAGGATGGGGTCCTGAAACAGTGTCACGTCGTTGGCACTATTACGATAACCCTATGTACTTCATCCGTTTTAACTTCCCTAAAAATGTTAACGTGGTTAAGAAAGCGAAACGAAAACTATCATCTAATAAAGCTAGTGGACAAATTAAACGTAAGAAAATTATGATTGTTGCTGGTCATGGTTATAACGATCCAGGCGCAGTTGGTAATGGCACAAATGAACGTGACTTTATTCGTAAAAACCTAACGCCTAAAATCGCTAACTATCTACGCAAAACTGGACATGAAGTTGCATTATATGGAGGTAGTAGTCAATCACAAGATATGTATCAAGATACAGCTTATGGTGTACGTGTAGGTAATAAGCGTGATTACGGTATGTATTGGGTAAATAAGCAAAACTATGACCTTATCGTTGAGTTTCATTTAGATGCAGCAGGGGCTAGTGCAAGTGGTGGCCATGTTATCATCTCAAGTGCATTTAATGCAGATAGTATCGATAAAGATATACAAGAAGTCATCAAAGAGAACTTAGGACAAATTAGAGGTATCACTAAACGAAGTGATTTACTCCATGCTAATGTATCGGCAGAAATCAACATGAACTATCGTTTAGCAGAGTTAGGTTTCATTACTAATAAAGAAGATATGGACTGGATAAAGAAAAATAGCGACAAGTACGCTAAATTAATTGCTGGTGCTATTCATGGCTCTCCTATTGGTGGTGTCGTTGCTAGTAAGAAGAAATCATCTAGCAAGAAATTGAATGTACCTAAAACGATTCCTAGTGGATATAAACTAAATAATAAAGGTGTACCTTATAAGAAAGAAAAAAGTCGCTACACAGTAACAACAATTAAAGGTAATAACGTTAGAACAACATATTCAGATAAATCAGAAATCACAGGCACATTACCTAATGGAGAAGAAATTATCTATGATGGAGCGTTTGCAGTGAATGGTTATCGTTGGATCACTTACCTAAACAACGACTTACAACGTCGTTATATCGCCACAGGTGAGATTGATGAAAATGGTAAGCGAACAAGTTCATATGGTAAGTTCAGTAGAGTGTGATATAATTAGTAAACATTAACCTATTTATTTCACACATTTTACGGGACAAGTTTCGTGCTTGTCCCTCTTTTTTTATGTTATAATAAAGATACTCAGTTTATGATAATTAGACGAATATCAGATTTAACTTAAATGAGTAAATCGTTCAAACCACGTTCTTATGAGCGTGGTGTTTTTTTATGTTCGTATTATGTTCTGTCTATTCTTTCTTAAATAAGTTGTTTATTATATATTTAATTATGTTAAATATATTAAAAGGAGAATAAGGAAATGGTTAACATTGCATGGGTGGTTCCTTCGCTTGGTGTGTTTAATAATTCTCAAGGAGATTTAGTAATTGAAAAGCCTTTATCCTTTATTGATTTAGAGGCTTTGCCAAATAACTTTTCTTTTAATGTATCTTTTGGGATAATTAATTTAGAAGAACATAGACAGTATAAATTGAATTTTCAAATTATAGATCCAGAGCAAAAAGTGATTTTTGATATTGACGTTGAAATTGATCATCAAAGATTAATTAAAGATAATCCAGACAAAAAATTTAATAATGTGTTTGAATCAAATGCAAATTTCAATAATTTTAAATTCCAAAAAGAAGGGATTTATACTATCAAATTGTCTATAGATGATGCCGAAGCTCAATCTAATTTTAATGTGAATTTGGTGTCTTAATCATGGGTAATAAAAAAGTTAGTAGACCGAAACAATTTAAATTGCAACATAAGGAAGAAAGAACAGTTATTGATTCAAAACAACTGAAAAAGGCAAGTGGTAGTTACGAATTTAACCCAAATTCAAATTCTACTTATGAAGAGGTGTATAAAATGTCTGAATATATTGAGAGAAAAGAATTTGAACAATTTGAAAAAAGGATAGACGATAGATTTAAAAGTTTAGAATCTAAAATAGATGATATACCAAACAGATTGAGCGATAAATTGCAATTAGCATTGAATGAACAAATGGAGAGTTTCAGAAAAGAACGTAAAGAGGATAAAAAGTCCATAATTACTTGGACGCTTTCTGGGACTAGTTTAATAGTTGCAATAGCAGGACTTCTAGCAAAATTATTTATTTAACCGTACCTTAACAGGTGCGGTCTTTTTTATTTTAACCGCCTCGATTTCGATACGGTTATTCTAAACCCGTCGAATTCGACTGGTTTTATACATATATGGAAGTACACACACTATACAT